GAACATGACCTACTTAGAACTTGTTAACGATGTGTTAGTTCGCTTGCGTGAAAGCACAGTATCTACTGTTGGCGAAACAACCTATTCTTCTTTGATTGGCAAGTTTGTCAACGATGCTAAACGTCAGATTGAAGACTCCTATAACTGGAATGTCTTAGGGCAAACAATTACAGTTACTACTACTGCTGCCACAAGTTCATATTCTTTGACAGGTGCGGGTCAGAAGTTTCGTATCAATGACGCTATCAATACTACAAGTGTTATTACTTTAGATAACACTACTGTTGCTGATATGAACCGAAAGTTAAACTTTGGTACGCCTTCACAGTCTATTCCTTCAGAGTTTTGCTTTAGTGGTGTAGATGGTAGTGGCGACACAAAGATTGATTTGTTCCCAGTTCCTGATGGCGTATATACATTGAAGTTTGATGTAACTGTCCCACAGGCTAATCTATCTGCTGATGGCACTTCAGTCAAGGTTTTAGACTACTTGGTGACTCAAAGTGCCTATGCTCGTGCTTTGATTGAGCGTGGTGAAGATGGTGGAACAAACTCTTCAGAAGCCTATGCCTTGTTTAGAGGAATGCTCTCTGATGCGATTGCATTGGAAAGCACTCGTTATCCTGAAGACAACTTTGTGGCGGTCTAATGGCATCAGCACTACAAAGTTACAGTCTCTCAGCACCAGGCTTTTACGGCCTGAATACTGAAGACTCGCCCCTTGATTTGGGGTCGGGCTTTGCCTTAGTCGCAACAAACTGCATCTTAGATCAGTATGGTCGTATTGGTGCTAGAAAAGGTTGGTCAAGGGTTAACTCTTCATCTGGAAACCTTGGTGCTAATGATGTTGGTGTAATCCATGAATTAGTCCAGACTGACGGGACTTTGACAGTTCTGTTCGCAGGAAATAACAAAATATTCAAACTTGGTGCTTCTAACGTAGTAACTGAGTTGACCTATGGTGGTGGAGGAACTGCACCTACTATTACTGCTTCTAATTGGCAATGTGCTTCTTTAAATGGCATTGCATATTTTTTTCAAAGTGGTCACGATCCTTTGATTTATGACCCCGCTATAAGTACATCTACTTATCGCAGAGTCTCTGAGAAAACTGGTTATGTTGCTACAGTTCCACAAGCAAACATCTGTTTATCAGCATTTGGTCGCTTGTGGGTGGCTAATACTACATCCGACAAAGTAACAGTTACCTTCTCTGATCTGATTGCGGGTCATGTGTGGGGTGGTGGCACTTCAGGTTCATTAGATGTATCCCGTGTGTGGCCTAATGGTGCTGATGAAGTCATGGGCTTGGCAGCGCACAATGATTTCTTGTTTATCTTTGGTAAACGTCAGATTCTTGTTTACTCTGGTGCTTCCACCCCTGCATCTCTTGTTCTAGCCGACACAATTGGCTCTATTGGATGTATTGCTAGAGATACCATTCAAAGCGTTGGCTCTGATGTGATTTTCTTGTCAGACTCAGGTGTTCGTTCATTGATGAGGACAATCCAAGAGAAGTCTGCCCCCCTTAGAGACTTGTCTAAGAATGTTCGTTTTGACCTGAATTCATCATTGGCAAGCGAAACATTGGCTAATTTGAAGTCTGTTTACTCAGAAAAAGAAGCCTTTTATCTGCTTGTTTTACCTGCATCTTTCCAAGTTTACTGTTTCGATACTAAGCAATCTCTCCAAGATGGTGCATCTAGGGTCACTAAATGGGACTCTATTGCTCCAACTGCTTTGCGTTCTTTGCGTAATGGCGACTTGTACATTGGCAAGAATGGCTACATTGGTAAGTATGGAACTTATCTTGATGACACACTAACGTACCGATTTGCGTACTACACAAACAATGCTGACTTAGGAAACCCTAATCAGATTTCCATCCTGAAAAACATTACTGCCATTGTTATTGGTGGGTCTAATCAATTCTTAACTATCAATTGGGGTTTTGATTATTCTGGTGCTTATCGTGCTGAAAATATCTATATTCCTTCACAGACAAGTTATGAGTATGGAACTGCTGAATACAATATTGCTGAATACACAAGTGGTGTGCCAATTAAGACGTTAACAGCGAATGCTTCTGGTGCGGGAAAGATTGTGCAAACAGGATATGAGACAACGATAAATGGCATATCGTTTTCTTTACAAAAGATTGAAATTCAAGCCAAAGATGGCAAAATAGGGTAAGAGGTAAACCATGTCAAATTACACCAAAACAACCAACTTTGCATCTAAAGATAACTTATCACCTGGCAATCCTCTAAAGATTGTTAAAGGTACTGAGATTGATACTGAATTTAACAATATTCAGACTGCTGTTGCGACTAAAACAGACAATGCTTCTGCAATACATTACTGGTGGTTCAATTACTGGTATTACCGATTTAGCGGTTGCTGATGGTGGTACTGGTGCTTCTACGGCTACTGCTGCCCTCAATAACCTTTTGCCTAGCCAAACAAGTAATGCTAACAAGTATCTTCAGACTGATGGAACTAATGCTACTTGGGATGCAGTAAGCCTTTCTACTGCTGACATTACGGGAACTCTTCCTGTTGCAAATGGTGGTACTGGTGTAACTTCTTCTACAGGAACAGGCTCTGTTGTTCTGTCAAACAGTCCTACTTTGGTAACTCCCGCCTTGGGAACTCCTGCTTCTGGTACTTTGACAAACGCCACAGGATTGCCAATCTCTACTGGTGTAAGTGGTTTGGGTACTGGTGTCGCTACATTCTTGGGTACGCCATCATCTGCTAACTTAGCATCTGCTGTTACAGACGAAACAGGATCAGGTGCTTTGGTGTTTGCCAATAGCCCAACCTTGGTGACTCCTGCCCTTGGAACGCCCTCTAGCGGTACTTTGACCAATGCTACTGGCTTGCCTATCAGCACAGGTGTTTCAGGTCTAGGAACGGGTGTAGCAACCTTTCTAGCAACTCCTAGTTCAGCAAATCTTGCTTCTGCGGTTTCTGATGAGACAGGCACAGGCTCTTTGGTTTTTGCAACATCTCCTACATTGGTGACTCCTGCTTTGGGTACACCTTCTAGCGCAACATTGACTAACGCTACAGGACTTCCTTTGTCAACAGGTGTAACAGGTAATCTTCCTGTTACTAATCTAAATTCAGGCACATCTGCAAGCGCATCAACCTTTTGGCGAGGTGATGGTTCTTGGGCGACACCATCTGGAAGCGGAACAGTTACAAGTGTTTCTGTTGTTTCAGCTAATGGTTTGGCAGGAACAGTAGCCAATGCAACATCAACTCCTGCTATTACCTTATCAACATCTATAACAGGTGTTTTGAAGGGTAATGGAACGGCAATATCTGCGGCTACTGCGGGTACAGACTATGTAGCCCCTGGTGGTGCATTGGGTACGCCATCTTCAGGCACATTAACGAATGCAACTGATTTGCCAATTTCAACAGGTGTATCTGGACTTGGAACGGGTGTAGCCACTTTCTTGGCAACTCCTTCAAGTGCTAATTTAGCTTCTGCTGTAACAGGAGAAACAGGATCGGGGGCTTTGGTGTTTGGTACTGCTCCCGCATTAAGTAACCCAACAGTTACAGGATATACCGAAACTGTTTATGCCTTGTCTGGAACTGCTATTGATCCTGCAAATGGAACAATTCAAACTAAAACTCTAGGTTCAAACACTACATTTACCGAGTCACTAGCTGATGGTCAGTCTGTTGTGCTGATGCTTAATCCAGTTACCTACACTGTTACATGGCCTACGATGACTTGGATCAATACATCTGGTTCTGGTTCTGCGCCAACACTTGAAGCATCATCAACCAATGTTGTCATTGTTTGGCAAGTTGGCAGTACTGTTTATGGCAATTGGGCAGGGAGTGCTTAATGTTTTTAGCTAACAAGTTAAATAAGGGGGCGGGTGTACCTACACCCAAAGACGCACAATTTAACTACGTCACTATGCTATTGCATGGTGATGGGACTAATGGCGCACAGAACAATACATTCTTAGACAGCAGTACAAATAACTTCACCATTACCCGCAACGGCAATACAACCCAAGGTTCTTTCTCGCCTTATGGGTCTAATTGGTCTAACTTCTTTGGTGGGTCTAGTGATTACTTACAAATAGCAGATAGTTCTGCTTTTACTTTTGGAAGTGGTGACTTTACTGTTGAATTTTGGATT